CGGGCCCCCATCGACGAGGTGTGATGGACTACGAACCGTTCGGCGCGGCTTTGGCCGTGTGGAAGAGCAAGTCGCCCGAGGTGCTGGTGCCGGGCCCGGCGGGCACGGGCAAGACCCGCGCGATTCTTGAGAAGGTGCACCTCTACCTGCTCAAGTACCCCAAGACCCGCGGGCTGATCGTCCGCAAGACGCGGGCGTCGATGACCGAAAGCGTGCTGGTGACGTTCGAGAGCAAGGTGGTGCAGGCGGGGTGCACGCTGACCAACCAGGCACGTCGCACCAGGTCGGCGTACGACTACGACAACGGCTCGACGCTGGTCGTCGGCGGGCTCGACAACCCCGACCGGATCATGAGCACCGAGTACGACCTGATCGCGGCGTTCGAGGCCACCGAGTTGAGCGAGGACGACTGGGAGAAGTTGACCACGCGCCTCCGCAACGGCAAGGGCCCGTATCACCAGATCATCGCGGACTGCAACCCCGCGGCCCCAACCCACTGGCTGAAGCGTCGTGCCGACCGCGGGCAGATGGCCGTGTTCGAGTCGCGGCACAAGGACAACCCCATGCTGTGGGACGAGGCCAAGGGCGACTGGACGCAGGCGGGCCAGAAGTACATCGCCACGCTGCAGTCGCTGAGCGGGCATCGCCGTGCCCGGCTGCTCGACGGGCGTTGGGCCGCGGCCGAGGGTCTGGTCTATCCCGAGTTCGACCCGACCATCCACGTGGTCAAGGCCATGCCGCCGGGCTGGGAAGCGTGGCCCAAGATCAGGTCCATCGACTTCGGTTACGTCCACCCGTTCGTCTGCCAGTGGTGGGCGATCGACGGCGACGGCCGCATGTACCTGTACCGCGAGGTGTACCGGTCGAAGCGGACGGTCGCCGACCACGCGAGGCAGATCGTCGCCCTGTCCGCCAGCGAGACCTACGTGGCGACCGTGACCGACCACGACGCCGAGGACCGGGCCACGCTCGCGTCGGCAGGCATCCAGACCGTGGCGGCGAACAAGGACCACCGGACGGGCCGCGACTCGGTGCACGGGCGGCTCCTAGTGCAAGGCGACGGACGGCCACGGCTGTACCTGCTCGACGGCTGCACGGTCGAGACGGACGCGGACCTGTACAACGCCAAGCGGCCGACCTCGACGCTGGCTGAGTTCGACGCGTACTGCTACCCGCCTGGTCAGGACGGCAAGGCGGCCAAGGAAGAGCCGATCAAGGCCAACGACGACGGCCTCGACGCGCTGCGGTACGCGTGCATGTACTTCGACGGGCCCAAGGCGTCGATGGGCGCATGGGTCGGGCGTGTCGCCGACGCGGGTACACTGGATGAGGCGACCGAATCACGCGGATGGGCATGACCACCATGGCAAAGCGAACCACCAAGAAGGCGATTGAACCTGACCAGCGCGAGATCCCCGGCGCGTGGGTGTCGGCGTCGCTCATCCCGGGCGAGTCGTCGACCTCGTACAACAACCAGAACACGGGGCGCGACTACGAACTCGTGACTCGCGGCATCACGGGCACGGCCTACCGGGCGGCGACGATCAACGCCACGGTGCTGTCCGGGCAGACGCTGCGGCTGTTCCGCAAGGTCGGCACGGGCGTCGCTAAGGCCGGCCGCAAGGTGGTCGATAAGCGGATCGTCAAGCACGCGACCAACCGCGGGCGGGTGAAGAGCCTGATCGGCAAGGCGGCCACGTACGCCAACCGGGCGGGCGACGAGGTCGAGGAGGTGCTGGACCATCCGGTGCTCGACCTGCTGCAGAACCCCGATCCCATCTACACCGGCAGCATGTGGATGCACATGCTGTTCTGGTTCAAGGAGGTGTCGGGCCGCGCGTACCTCTACGTGGGCGAGAAGGTCAACGGCGTGCCGGTGTCGGCCTACATCCTGCCCTCGCAGTTCGCCTGGCCGATGCTGTCCGACACGGGCTTCATTGCCGGGTACTACTACGGCAGGAATCGGTCGGACCCCATGCGGATTGCGGCCGAAGACGTGGTGTACCTGCGGCAGCACGGCAGCCCGGTGCACCCCGCCGGCGGCATGTCCTGGCTGTACAGCGTCATGGCAGAGACCGACATGGAAGCCGCGGCCCTCCAGGCTGAGGCCCAGCGGTGGCTCAACGGCGGCATGCCGGGCATGGTGTTCAAGGCGGCCCCGACTACGACCGACGCCCAGATGCGGCAGATCAACGCGCACCTGAACCAGAGCACTAGGGGCGTCGGCAAGGCGGGCTCGATCCTGCTGCTCCGCGACACGGAGTTGATCCAGTACGGCACCAAGCCCCACGAGATGCAGTACGTTGAGGGCATCACCACGACCGAGAAGCGAATCTACGACGCGGCGGGCATCCCCGAGCCGATCTACCGGCTCAACTCGGCCAACCTCGCGTCGGCGACGGTGGCGAACGCCCAGTACATGCGGTACACCATCGCCCCGCGGCTCGCCACGCTCGCAGGCGAACTGACCGAACTGCTGTTGCCGCACTACGGCGTCGAGCCAGGGGACATGTGGTTCTGCTTCGACGACCCGACGCAGGACGACCAGATTGCGTTGGCGACGGAACTGCGGGCGGCCGAGGCGCAGGGCATCATCACCCCCAACGAGTACCGCGCGGTGATGGACCTTGAGGCGCTGCCGGACGAGGCGAACCTCATGCGGTACCGCCAGACCGAGGCGCCGGCCCCGATGGGCATTTTCGGCGGCGGCATGCCGACCCCGGCGAAGGCCGAGGACATGCCCAGCAAGGACGTTGGCGAGGCGTCGGTGGACGTCGAGCAGCCGACCCCCGAAGACGCCCCCGAAGTCACCCCCGAAGACGCCCCCGAAGTCGAGGCCAAGTCGATGGCGACCAAGCCCCGGGTTCCCCGCAAGTACAAGGCCGCGACGCTGTGGGACGAGGCGACCGGCGTGCCGACCGTGGGCAGTTCGCTGTTCCGCCGATTCCTGTCGGCGTTGACCGGCTGGTACACGACGGCCGTGCCGAGCATGATCGACGACACCGGCATCGTGCAGATGCCCGACAATGCCGCCATCGAGGACCTCAACAAGATCGCCGATCGGTTCGTCGCCGACATGCTGCGAACGGGTGCGATGGACGGCCTCGCCAAGATCGGCATGGACCCCGACGACGGCGCGTTCAACGTCGCCAGCGAGACGGCCATGTCGTACGTTCGCAACCGCGGCCTCGAACTGGCCAAGACGATCCCCGAAACGCTCAAGGGCCACGTGGCCGTCGCCATCGAGAAGCAACTGGCCGCGGGCACCAGCATCGCCGACCTGCGCGACGCCATCCGCGAGGTGGCCCCGGACCTGACCGAGTGGCAGGCCGTTCGCATCGCCAGGACCGAGACGGCCATGGCGTACTGCGAGGGCAACCGCCAGGCATGGGAACAGCAAGGCGTGGCGACCAAGGCGTGGAGCGTCGCGGGCGGCCCGTGCCCCATCTGCGAGGGCATCGGCGAGGCCTACCCCAACGACATTCCGATTGGCGAAGCGTTCTCCACGGGCAGCGGCTCGTGGCAGGCCCCGCCCGCACACCCGAACTGCCGGTGCGACCTGCTGCCCGGCGTGGAGTACGTCGATGACGAGTGACCGTGCAACCCAGATCGTTCAGGCCATCCGCCGCCGGGCCGTCGCTACCGGCGTCCTGACCAAGGCCGACAGCCCGATTGGCGTGATGGCTGGCAAGCAGACCTACCACGCCAAGGCCAAGGTCAAGCAGGCCGCGGGGCAGCCCCTCGAGGTGATCTGCTACGCCTCGACGGCGGCGGTCGACCTGGAGCAGGAGGTGGTACTGCCCAGCGGCTGCGACATGCAGACGTACCTAGGCGTGAACCGCAACCTGTTCGTCGATCACAACTACGACGTGTGCTCGGCCGTGGCCACAGTTCGGAGCATGTCGCTCACGCCGTCGGGCTGGCTGTGCCACGGGGTGTTCCATGACGACATGACCAACCCGTACGTCCGGGCATGCGTGGCCCTGGCCAAGGCGGGAACGCTGGCCATGTCGATCGGCTTCGAGGCCCTTGAGTGGGGTGCTCCGACAGCCGCCGAAATGGTGGCGTACCCCGGCATCGAGTCGATCGTCCGCCGGTGCAAGGTTCTTGAGGTGTCGTACACCGCCCTGCCCATGAACGTGACGTGCCGCATGGTGTCGGGCGGCGGCCGCGACATGGCGGCCAGCGACAAGAGCCGTAAGGCCCTTCTGGAGGCCAAGGTGCCCGACCGCGTGATGGCCGACTTCGGGGTGCGGGCCGTGCGAACGATCGTCCTGCGGTGACGCGGGTACACTGACGACGCATTCCCTCCTTCTCCCTGCCAGCGATGCGACGGCACGCTGGCGGGTTCAACCGAATACACCTGCAAACGGCAGGTATCGCACGCCGGCCCGAGTGTTTCGCGCCGCGTGCCGTGCCGAGTCCGAGCAGAGAGCCCCATGTTTGCGGCCACGCCGCGAAAGGTTCTCATGCTCACTCGCAAGACTCTCATTGACTCGCTCAAGGCCAACGGCCTGACCGGCGAAGTCACCATCGACTCCGCCAAGGCGTACATCGCCAAGTTGGACGCCGATGGCATCAAGTTCACCGACGCCGACGGCGCCGCCATCGACGTCGACGCCGTGTGGTCCACGTTCTCGGCGGTCAAGGTCGCCGACGATGTGGCCTCCGTGAAGGGCAGCAAGGCCCCGCACGCGGCCATCGCCGACAACGACGAGCCCGTCAGCGGCGGCACGCCGCAGCGGTTCAGCATCGGCAGCAGCATCAAGAAGGCGTACGCCGCGAAGATCAAGAGCGGCCGCGCCGTGTTCCACGACGCCGATCAGGCCGAGGCCTTCGGTTCGTGGGCCCGCCTCGCCCTCCTCGGCACGTACGACTACGGCTCCCAGAAGCGTGCCGACATCGACATCTGCCGCAAGGCGCAGGTGGAGTTCAACAACCAGTTGGGCGGCGCGCTCGTCCCCATCGAGTTCCTCCCGAACCTCGTGTTCCTCACCGAACAGTACGGCATCGCCCGCAAGGTGGCGAACGTGGTGCCGATGTCCCGCGACGTCATGACGGTGCCCCGCAAGACGGGTCTCGCGTCGATGGTCCCCGTGGCCGAAACCGGCACGATGACCCCGGCGGACAACTCGTACAACAACGTCACCCTGACGGCCAAGAAGTACGGCGTGCTGTACCAGATCAGCCGCGAACTGATGGCCGACTCGGCCGTGAACATCGCCGACGACGTTGCCCGCAGCATCGCCGAATCGCAGGCGATCGCGGAGGACAACGCCTACTTCCTCGGCGACGGCACCTCGACCTACGCCAACCAGGTCGGCCTCGCCAACGCCCTGCCTGCCTCGGCCTACGTCGACGTTTCACTCACGTGGCCGAACATGACCGTCGCCAGTTTCACCACGGTGATGGGCAGCGTCGAGAACGTGAATCCCGCGCGCCTCGCGTTCGTCTGCAGCCGCCAGTTCTTCGCACAGGTCATGCTCCGCGTGGACAAGACCGCCAACCAGTTCAAGGAACTGACCATGGGCGGCCTCGGCGGCGACGCGACTTTCCTCGGCTACCCCGTGTTCTTCTCGCAGGTCCTGCCGAAGGCGAGCGGGAGCAACATCAAGTCGTGCTACTTCGGCGACTTCACCGGCGGCACGATGCTGGGCGACCGTCGCCAGTTGGAAATTCAGACCTCCGACCAGTTCTACTTCAACAACGACAGCATCGCCGTCCGCGGCACCAGCCGCTTCTGCGTGGATGTCCACGGCGACGGCCGCGGCTCGACCTATGGCCCGGTGGTCTGCCTCGTCGGCGACTGATCCGCCCTGACTCACACGAAAGGACTCTGACTCATGAACGTTCTCCTCAACGCTTTCATCAAGGGCGGCACCTCGACCGGTGGCCCCATCGACATCAACGGCACGACCAACAGCGGCGTTGCCTTCGACCTGACCTCCCTTGGCGGTCTGGGCGAAGCGGCGGCCATCGTCACCATCGGCAACATCGCGGCCGACGCGACGGCGCTCAAGGTCCAGCACAGCAACGACAACAGCAACTGGGACGATGTTTCCGGTGCTGCGTTCACCAGCACGGCCCTGCCGACGGCGGCTGGCGGTGACAACGACTGCTGGCTGTTCCACTTCCGCACGGGCGGCTCGCTCCGTCGCTACCTCCGCGTGGTGGCGACGGCTGGTGCGGGCGCCACGCTGTACGGCGTGGTGTGGATCGGCCTGCACGGTGCGCAGGGCGTGACCGGCACTACCGAAGTCGAGCGGTCGGCTTCGCAGGGCCTCGGCAACACCACCTCGCTGCTGGGTCGCGTGGTCGTGGCCGTCTGATTCTCTCGCTTACACACCCTCGGCCCGCGGCGAAAGCACCGGGCCGGGCTTCATGGCCAGCCTCATCAGCATCGCCGAGTACAAGGTATGGGCGGGCATCACCGGCACCGCACAGGACGCCCTGCTCACCGTCCTGGTGGACGCCGTCTCGATGGAGGTCCGTCGCTGGTGCGACCGCAACCTGACCAACGGCTTCGAGTCCGTAAGCCGCACCGAGCGGTACGACGGCAACGACGAGCAGACCATCCAACTCATCGAATGGCCAGTGACCAGCATCACCAGCGTCACGCTCTACACGGCGGGCGGCGACACGACCGTCATCGACTCCGACACGTA